GTCGCCGTGGTGGAACCGACGCTCGACAGCGTCCAGTCGCCGTTGGCGTTGGTGTTGCCGGTGATGCCCGTGATGCGGATGCGGTCGTCGTTTTTCAGGCCGTGACCGGCGCCGAGAGTGATGACGATCGGCGTGGCATTGGTGCTGCTCGAGACGGTGATGCCGTTGGCACTGCCGGCCGCGGGTTTGCCGAGACCGAGAACGCGCTTGCCCATGTGATTCTCCTGCGGCAGAGATCAGCCCTGCCATCCCCCCCGGCTGAACCTTGCCGAGGAAAGGGCCCCCGCGCAAGGGTAGCCCGTATCCCCCGCTCAGGGGAAGAGACGATACAGCGCCATCAGCACGAGCCGCACGAGTCCGCGGAACACGAGTACCCCGGCGTAGATGCCGGCCGCGAGCAGAGCGAGTTGGGACAGGTCGCTCATCGCTTCCTCCGATACTTCGGGGCCTTGGGCTTGAACACGTCGGTCATCATGCGATCGAGCTTCTCGGCCATGTCGCCGCGCATCGGGGCGCCCTGCGTCGCGCGCCGGCCCGCGGCCGTCTTCTCGACGGTTTCCATCGGGTTCTCCACCGCGTCGGGCAGCATGAGGAGGTTGTACTTGAGGTCCTTGGCGACCTCCACGGTGGAGGCGAGGCCCTTGGCGGCGAGCTGGTCCGCGCCCTCGCGGGTAGCGGCCTCGACCACGATGAGATCGCCTCCCAGGAGCGCGCCGAGCACGAGCTCCGGGCCGACCCAGCCCTTGACCGAGTAGAACCACAGGAACTTGGGCAGGCGAAGCAGGGGGAAGCGTTGGTGGAGCCGGTAGTCGATCTCGAACCGCTCCTCGAACTGAGGCTCCAGGTTGCGGCAGGTCATGATCTCCTCGAGCGCCACCCGGCGCCGCGGCTGGCTGACGAGCCGGTCGTAGACGTTCTCAACGGCCAGCTCGAGGAAGTCGAGCGCCGCGTGATGCTGGGTCGCCTCAGTTGGGGACAGTCCGGTCACTTCTTGGGTCCGTAATGGCGAATCGGTTTCATGCCCGAGCCCCGGCCCCCGAGGTCGCCGAGGTAGATCAGGCTCGCATGGTTGAGCGCCGAGCCGGCCAGGCCCGCCGCCATCGGCCGCAGCGAGGCGGCGTGACGGAGCATACGGATGTGGAGCGTCCACATCGCGCCGTCGGGTCGCCTCACCCAGTTCACTTCTTCTTCCGCTTGCACCCCATGAGGCCCTCAGAAGCGGTAGGTCGACCTGCGCTGCCGCTCCTCGAACATGTCCGGGAAGAGCGCCCGCGCGCTGCGGGAATCGTACACCCTTTTTTCGACCTGGACGATGGCGCGCGGCCGGCTCATGCAGGCATAGCGCAACTCGTCGACGGCGTGGTCCTCGAGGTCCGAGTTGATGTCCTCCAGATCCGTGTCGTCATGCTGCATCGCGGGAAGGGTGCGGATGAGATGCGTGTTGTTCGCCGCGAAGAGGAGCATCGGCCAGGTCTCTCCGGTGTTGCCATCGGACTCCCCTCTCAATCGGTGCGCGACCTGCTGCCAGCCGAGGATGCGGCGGTTGTCGGCCTGCCGCATCCCCTTGACCCCGGCCTTGTACGCCCGCTCGGCGAGACTGGGGCCGATCATCTTGTGCGTGGCCTGCTGGTCCCACATCGACGGGTCCGCGGCGGTGTAGAGGAACGCCTCGCCCTTGGACCGATCGACGATCCCGCCCGCCACGTCCTCGATGTCCTGCTTGGTCCCGGTGTCCGGCGGGGAGTCGGGCGCCTGCCCATACCACTCCCGGTAGCGCACAAGCCCTTGTTTCGGCAGCCAGATCGGATCGCCGTCCTCGTTCTGGAGCTCAGGGCCGCGGCCGTCCGAGATCGCATACCACCCGACCGAGAACGGTCGGGCGAAGCCCCAGTCCATCGCCCGGAAGCGCCCCCAGTGGGCCGGGGGGGCGAAGGGGCGGATGACGTGCCGGCGGCGCTCGAACATCGAGAAATAGGCCCCGGCGATGACCGACCAGTCCCCGTATCGCATCGCCCGGACGAGGGCGTCGTTGCCCAGGCCGAGCAGCCGGCCCTCATAGCCGGGGTCGTCCTGCTCGAGGTAGGGGTTGTCGTCGAGGGTCGCGGGGATGTACTGGCGCAGCATCCCCCCTTCCTTGTCGGGCATCTTCCGCACGGCGTACTGTTCGGCGCCGTCGATCCAGGCTTGCTTGACCCAGAGGTGGCCGATGTTGCCCGGGTTCGAGGCGGCGAGGATCAGGGGGAGTTTGAAGCGCCATGCGTCGGGGATCTCCAGGCCGACGATGCGGACCCGGTTGCGGAGGTAGCGGTAGATGAACTCGGTGAAGTGGGTGAGCTCGTCCATCGCCAGGACGTGAATCTCGGCCCCGTGGTACTTGTAGACGTGCTTCTCCTCCTTGCAGTGGCAGAGATAGATGCGAGAGCCCGTGTCGTAGCGCCCCGTCCCGGGATGGCGGAAGCGGACCTCGTCCTCGGTGATCTCGCAGCGGCGGGCGTTGACGTAGGGAGCGAGGAGGGCGCGCAGGCCCTTGGGGCCGTCAACGTGGTTGCGGTGCAGGTCCTCGGTGATCCGGCGGAAGAGGTAGCACTGCAAGCCCGGTATTGCGATGCACAACGAGATCAGCAGGACCCGCATGAGGTGGCTGTTGTGCGTCGGGACCATCTGGCGGCCGGCGAGGTACATCCGCGAGGGGCTGTCCACGGAGATGCATCGGCCGGGCTCGCTCGGAACTGGCCGGGCACCGACGATGTAGCGGAACTGCGTGGTGCGCCTCGTGGTGAGCTTCTGCAACGCGCGCTTCCTCGGCAGGCGGAAGACAGGCTCGGTCGCCACGAACTTGAGCGTCCACTTCGGCCCGCAGTCCTTCCCGTACAGCTTCGCTCGCCCCTCGCGCTTGCGCGCCTTCCAGCCGAGGCTCGCAATGAGTTCGAGCACGCCATCGACGATCCGCTCGTTGGTGTTGCAGAACTCCGCCGCGCCGGACCCTCGCGCCACCGTGCCATCGCTGTCCATGAGGCCCTGCAAGAGCGCGAGACGCTGCGCGCGGGAGGCCCGGAGGTACGCCTGCGGGATGTGCTTGTTGTTGAGCACACCGATTTCTCGCAGGCGGGGCAAGAGCTTGAGCACGCCGCGCGTCTTGTCAACAGCATAGCGCGTGACCGTGAACCCGGCTCGCTCGATCTCCTTGAAGATCAGATCGTCAGGCTTCGTAATCGACCCGCCGCTCTTTGATCCATCGCCCAGCCACACCCCGAGCACGTAGGGGTCGAGCGGCAGGGGCGCATCGGGCAGGTCCAGGGGCCGCGGCAGGCGAATCGCGTGGTTCGTCCTGCCGCTAGGCGTGCGCAGCGTCTCGATGATCTCGCGCGTGGTGCGCACGGTCCCGGCCGGCGGCGGCTGTTCCGGTGGGCGCAGTCGCTTGTTTCGGGCGACGATCGCCGCTGTAAAGGCCGGGCTTTTGCGTCCGAGTGCCCGCGAAGGGCGACGCCCCCGGCGCGCGGCCCGCCACTCCGTGGTCCTGCGCGTCAGGGCAGCCAGCTCCACGGAGTCGAAAGTGACCCACTGGTGATCCACGCAGGAGACGATCGTGGTGCCATCGTCGAACTCGAACTCGTACAACTCAGGCTCGGGGTCAACATCGAAAACGCGCGTGATCTTGCACGGCTGGCCTTGCTCGTCGAAGAGCGTATCGCCCACGCTCACCTCGCCCATCGTCGTCCACCCCGTGGGCGTCGGCAGTAACTCCTTGATTCTAAAGAGCTTTCCTCCGCCGGCCGCGCCGCCATACAGGATCTCGGTCGCCTCGGACTTGACCGCGTAGAGCTGCTTGGCGGTCAGGGGGAAAGCGAGCATCAGTCGGGCTTGGACTGGGGCAGGAACTCGAGCAGCCGCTCCTGCGCGTGGGGCGGGAGCTTGTCGAAGCCGTGGGCGAGCATGGTGATCTGGACCGACATCGGGGCCTGCGGCAGCGGGGCGCCTTCGGCCCCGGTGTGCTCGACCCGCTCGCGGTAGACCTGCGGCCGGCGCGCCTTGAGCGCGAGCGCGAGCAGCGCGTCTGAGTATCGGCGGACGTAACAGACTTGATCCTTGCTCAGTCGGGCCTCCAAGGTGCCATCGAAGGCCCTGCGGCGCATCTCGTCCTCGAGCACGTCCACGCCGATCTCCACGGCCTCTTTGACCTGGCGGGCGAAGTCCTCATCGGCGTGTATCCACTGGTTGAGGGTGTCGCGGGAGATCCCTGCGTACTGGCAGGCCCGGGTCTTGGAGTAGCCGAGCGACAGGGCTTTGAGGATGGTCAGGCGGCGGGTCGCCTTGGCGTTGCGGTCGCGCGAGCCTCTCGGGAGGAGGGCCGGGAGATCGGGGGTACGCCCGAGACGGTCGAGCGGGACGCCGTGCTCCATCGGGGGCGCCTCGGGGATGACGCCCATCCCGAGGAGCCGCGCGTCGCGCTCTTCGGTCAGATCACCAGAATCGCCACCAGGGACGACTTCGGCCGCCGTCGAAGAGGATGGGGGCGTACCCTTCGAGGTAGAGCC